GCCTGTTTCCCGTCTCCTCGGGATGATTCAATTTTGTATGTTCCATAGGCGATGTCCAGGCCGGAAAAAATCGCTTTGAACCTGGTGATGTCGGTCATTTCTTCTTTCTAGTGAGGTGGGGCCTACTCAAGCCGGAAGGGGTACCCGAAGATTGCCAGCCAGGAGCTACCTGGCGTGCAACAACTATCAGTCTCCCGAACATTTTCGGCCCCGAAAATCAGAATGGTGCTGGACCGTTGCCGGATGCTCCAGACTCGCTTTCGTGTTTCACTTTCACGTCACCCGCACTGACCGATTGTGCGAATGCTTTGGCTGCATTGTAAATGTCGCTGCTCTCGACAGGGCCGAGGCGCTCGATCTCCCAGCCAAACCACTTGCCCTTGTCGTTGGACTCGCCAACGGTGGTGAGCTGGTAAAGCTGGCTGTACATCGGAGGGGTAAACAGGCCGTTCTTGCCCTGCAGCTTGACTGACTGCATCATGGAGTTCCACTTGCGGCTCTTCTTGAGCTGCGTGGACTTCATGGTAATCAGAGCAGGCTCAGGCACGCCGTCCTGGCTGACCAACATCACGTAGTAGTTGGCCGTGTTCTCGATGTAGTTGCCATTGTCCAGGTAATCCTTGTTGTCGCCAGGCTCTTTGTGAGTCTGCGACAGGATGTCGCTGGTTGCAGGGTAGATATGCACAGGTGCACCGCTGCCTTGACCACGTGGGGCCCACTCGATGTACTGGCGCACATAGGCGCATGGCACAACGGTGATACCTTTCTTGCCGTCAAACAGCTCACCCGTAACGGAGTTAAGGACCATGCCCGGAAGAGCACCGTCAACTTCGCCAACTTCAGGGCTGGTGCTGGTGAGCAAGCGCAGGAAAGGAAGTGCATAGTCTTCCTGCGTCATGCCGTCAAAGCCGGCTCCAGCGTCCTGTTCCAGGTCGCTCATGATCGCCAGTGCGGTGCTGGCAGTCTTTTCCGCGATTTCGTTCTTAGCCATGATTCGTGTTCCTTGTTTCAAGTTGATTTGATGACAGCCTTTTGGCCAATGAATACGCCAAAAAGCTCAGTGTCGACGGGCTCACCCTTCTCGACACGTTCCTTAACCCAGGCCTTGAGGGTCTGGGGCTCTATCTTCTGTGCTTGCTCGGCAGGGTAGCCTTGCTCGCCCAGGAGATTCAGTAGACGAACAGAGAGTTCGTCTTCACCGCGTCCAAAGCGAACGCTGATGGTGTTTTTAATGATGTCGTCAAAACCGTGGTCGCGCAGCCACTGGTAGGCTTCGGACTGGCGCGCCTTTGGAATGCTCGCTCCGTAGAACGGCTTGATGTCGATACTGCTGCCATCTTCCATGACGAATTTCTTCATCCCAGTTTCGGCCATGGCCTCTGGGATAGTCTGCTCGGTGAGCTTGCGGTACTGCTCATTGCGCTCAGACAGGGTCTCCTCCATCTCTGCAATCTCTTTTTCGAGCATCTTGGCACGCTTGGCCAGGCCAGCAATACCAGTCACTTGCTCGTCAGATACCTTCAACGCACCTGCGTCATCTTCAAATAAATTCGTAAGACTCATCACTTTCTCCTTTCTTGAACAAATCAACCTCCAGCGGAATGTAGCGGCGCTCGCGCTTGTCCCACTTGAGGCACTTAAAACGACCGCTGTTTTTTGCGGCCGCTACTGCACAGGTGATACCTATGGCAGACGGGTCACCGATGAGGAGCAGGAAGTCCTCGTCAGTAAATTTCTCCAGCTTGCGCTGAATGCGGCGGACTGTCGGTACAACAGAGAATGCTATCTGCGCGTTGGGCGGCAAAATAGTTTCGATCTGGCCGTAGTCCAGAGCGCTTGCGATGTTGTGTTGCGTAGTCTCTGAGACGACGTAAACCTTGGGCACGTGAATTTCTCCTTTCTGAATTCGAACAGGCAGTGTACACTATCTTTTCAGGGCATTGCAACCCCCTGCCAGAAAGATATATATGACTGATCAATTTTTATCGACCTACCCCTTCAAGAACAAGCCGTTTGTCCATCAACAGGCTTACCTTCAGCGCTTCTGGGACTTCCAGGTGGCAGCTCTTTTTGCCGACATGGGCACAGGCAAGAGCTTCATGCTGATCAACAACGTAGCCATACTCTACGACAGGGGCAAAATCAACGGGTTTTTGATCGTAGCGCCAAAGGGCGTCTACCGCAACTGGTACGACACTGAAATCCCTAAGCACTTACCCGATCACATTGTCTACCGCATGGCCATCTGGTCGCCCAACCCGCGCAAGGCCGAGCAAAAGGCGATGGACGACCTGTTCACCGTCACAGAGGACCTCAAAATCCTGGTCATGAACGTCGAGGCCTTCAGCACGGCCAAGGGCACCGCTTACGCCAAGCGTTTTTTGCTGGTGCACAACGCCATGATGGCGATCGACGAGAGCACCACCATCAAGACGCACACCTCTGCGCGCAGCAAGAACACCGAGAAGGTGGGCCGTGGCGCGCGGTACAGGCGCATCCTCACGGGCTCCCCGGTCACTAAGAGCCCGATGGACCTGTACCAGCAGTGTGCTTTCTTGTCCGACGGCTGCCTGAACGTCAGCAGCTTCTACGTCTTCCAGGCCCGCTACTGCGTCACCGTGGAGCGCCAGCTCAACACCCACAGCTTCAAGCAGGTGGTGGGCTACAGGCGTCTAGACGAGCTCAAGGAAAAGCTCGACCGCTTTGCCTTCCGCGTGAAAAAGGAAGAGTGCCTGGACCTGCCGGACAAGCTCTACATCAAGCGCGAGGTGGACCTGACGCCCGAGCAGATCAAGGCGTACAACGAGATGAAGGCGCTGGCCCTGGCGCAGATTGACGGCGGCATTGTGAGCACCGTGAACGCGCTCACGCAGATCATGCGCCTGCACCAGATTGTCTGCGGCCACGTGAAGCTGGACGACGGCACGGTGGTGGAGTTACCCAACAAGCGCCTGGACGAGCTCTTGGCCATTGTCGAGGAGACGGACGGCAAGATCATCATCTGGGCCAACTACCGCCACGACATCGAGGCCATCAAGATCGCTCTGGCCAAAGAGTACGGCATGAACAGCGTGGCCACCTACTACGGCGACACCGAATCGGAGGAGCGCCAGCGCATCGTCAATGACTTTCAGAACCCTGACAGCGAGCTGCGCTTTTTCGTCGGCAATCCCAGTACAGGCGGCTACGGCCTGACCCTGACAGCGGCCCACACCATGGTCTACTACAGCAACAGCTTTGACCTGGAAAAGCGCCTGCAGTCTGAGGACCGAGCACACCGGATTGGCCAGACCAAGAACGTCACCTACATTGACCTGATGGCCGTGGGCACCGTGGACGAGAAGATCGTCAAGGCGCTGCGTTCAAAGATCGACATCGCAACCCAAGTGCTCGGAGAGGAAATCAAAGCATGGCTCATCTGATCCCCTGGTCCACCCGCTTCGTGTACAAAAAACTCGAAAGAATTGACACGTCGGCCGGACGTGTTTACGTTTTGCCAAATAACGAACATGTCCCGTCGGTGACAACCATCCTGGACCGCACCAAGGACAAGGCTGCGCTCAAGGAGTGGGCCGATCGGGTTGGCCAAGCCGATGCCGATCGCCAGAAAGCGGAGGCCTCATGGGTGGGCACGCACATGCATCTGGCACTTGAGCACATTCTGAGCGGTGAGCCGTGGGCCGTGAACCCTGACTGGCTGGCCATGAGGGGCTACGAGATGGCCTTTCGCCTGGCCAACAAGTACTTTGGCGCGATCTCCGAGATTCACGGCTCAGAAGTGTCACTGCACTACGGCTACCAGTACGCCGGTTCTACCGACCTGGTGGCCACGTACCGTGGCAAGCTGGCCATTGTGGACTTCAAACAGTCGGTCAAGCCCAAGCGCCACGAGTACATCACCGACTACTTTCATCAGCTCGCAGCGTATGCCACGGCGCACGACTGGATGTACGGCACCAACATTGACTTCGGTGCGGTGCTGATTGCAGTGCAGGACGGCACAACGCAGGAGTTCACCACCACGGGTCGAGAGTGGCGAAACTTCAAGACCCAGTGGATGGCGAGACTTACCTTGGCGCAGCAGGCGGCTGTTGCTGCGCTGCCATCCCGCTGATGGTGTCAAACGGGAACAGCGACTGCATCATCGAGCGCGCGCTGGAGTTGGCAGGGGCGTTTGATGCACCAGGCTGGCTGGGGGCGCTTGGCGTGGGGTTGAGTCCAGGGACGCCACGGGTGCTGGGCGCTGGAGGACTCTGACGCTGCTGGCGCTGGCGCTCCTCTGTCTGGCGCAACGACTCGTTAAATTGACGCAGCTCTTGCGCTGCCCGCATCCGATCCGATGGCGACTGGCTGGTGGCGACAGGTGCAGGTTCAGGCTCGTCAAAGGTGGCATAGGTCAGCCCCGCGTTCAACATGTAGCTGTGTAGCTGTCGTGCGATCTGCAGTTTTTCCCGCTCTGTTCGCCCTTTCCTGAGGAGCAGTGCCGCGAAATTAGGGTCCTGCGCTGCTTTTTCCAGCATGATCCTGGTGTTCATGCCTGGCATCTTGTCAAACATAGAACGCACCGCTCTGGAGCCTGCGGCAGCGGCGACCAGCACACCAGGGCCATCCGGGGCCACTGCACTACCAAGTCGCGCACCGATGACGCGCTGTATGAACTCTTCGACCGCATCGCTGCCAGGAACAATGTTGTCCAACGTCCGTCCACTGGCTATGGCTCTTTCGATGCGAACCATTGGATCGGTCAGGCGTTTAATGCCTTTCATTTCGCTCAGGGTCATGATGCCGTTGGCACGCATGATGTTGACCACCGATGGCAGGTTCGGGCCTAGGGGCTTGAAGAAGGCCTCTTCAAAAGCCTGCGGGCTGAGGTTGCCATTAGCGTTTGTGGCCTTGGTGTACGCGTAATCGTACAGGGACGACTTCAGTCCTCGGATGGCAGCCTCACTCTGGTCCGATTCCTTGACCATCTTAACCAGGTTCTGCATGTCCCGAACCGGTGTATTACCGTTGAGGATAGTGCCCAATGCAAGGCTGGGACGCTCCGAACCTGCTTTGATGACATTGGCAAAGGCATACTGATCAGCGGCTCGTTTCATAAGCGCGCTGTTTTGGTTTTGGACCATGCGGAAAGCGTTTTCAGCCTTAACCGTATCCCTCAGGTCAGCCGTCATCCCCAGCTTGTCCAGCATGGGCTTATTTTCAGAAATGAATTTGTTCAACCTTGAGGTAACAACGCGCGTGACGTCACGGCCAGTCTCCGGGTCAAACCGGGTCTCAAGAGAGGCCGCCGCACCCATACGGAGAACACGCTGCTGAGCATCCGCCAAGGATGCCGCTCCTGCGCGCGAAACTTCAGCTGCAGGTTTGAGCGCAAGAGCTTGCGGGCTATTTACGCCAAAGGTGCGCACTGCGTCGTCGTAGCGCGTGGACATAAACTTCACTGCGCCCTCGATCTCGTTCATGCGCTGCGCAGTCACGTCGGCATTGGCTCCAAAGGCACGGCTCACCAGTATTTCGGCAGGCAGGCGCTCGGCACCGGTTCCCGTCACGCCGCCAACCGTGTTCGCGAAAGAGCGGGTAAAGACATCGTTCAAGGACTTGGAGAACTGACGCGCCTCTTCAAACTCAGGGTTTTTGAGCGAGTTAAGGTCCTGCAGCATGCCATCGGCCATCCTGCCGTAGAAGTCAGCGTTGTTGACGTCACCTTTCCCGGCAGCTTCACGGGACATTTTGAGCAACGTGGAGCGGTAGTTCACCAACTCGTCAACGCTTATGGGCTTGGTCTTAGGCAAGAAACGCTGAGGAATCCTTCCCGTATCTAAAAACTCCTGCGTCTGCCGGCCCGCACGGAACCTGCTCACGGAATCTTGGTTGACTCCCATGGCGTCCATGATGTCACGAACAGGTTTTGGAATGGCAGTATCGTACAGGGCTTGGCCTACGCTGGAAGCGCGCTCGGCAAAGCTGTTGGCGGTGTTGGTAGGGTCTATCGAAGGCGCGACATAGTCCTGCCGGGGAATGTACCGAACAATGTCTCTTCCTGTCCGAGGGTCCTGTCCTATCACAACCCTTTCTTTCGTCGTCTTAAGGCTGGGCTTGGTCAAGGAATTTAAAGCACTTTTCCAAAGGCCGCTCTCATAGTCGCGCGCGTCGCGCAGCGCGAGCTCGGTCTGCTCCTTAATCGTGGCTCCAATGGCCCTTCTTGCCTCAGGCGTGTCTTTCGTGAGCTCGGAAATCTTCAGCGCTGCAATTTTGTCAGCATCCTTCAAACGCTCGTCAAGCATGGAAGTGAAACGAGCCTCTTGTAGTTGCGCGGCCATAAACAGGGCGTCCTGAGTGCCGATGTTTTTCAGCCTGTCTGCCAGCAGTTGATACGCTTTGAAAGCCTGTCTTCCCTGCTCCCGAGACTTGGCAAGGAAGTCTTTGTTGGTCTGGCCTAAGCCCGACTCCAGTGCAATTAATCCCAAGCTGTCTGTCTTCTGCGCAGAAGTGGGCGTGATGCGGGTCCCACCCGGTACAGTATCCTTGTCGATGGGCATGTCCGCTTCTAGGCGACGAATCAAAGCGGGGATGTCCTCGCCAAACTCTTCCAGAATCGTGTACAAGCGGTTCGCGGCCCGGGCTTCTCGTGAAGCCTCGCTAAAGTTGCCTTTAATTTTCGACAGCCCGTCCATCACGGTCCCTGTCTGGTTGATCAGGAAGCGGCCTGGGGACAAGACGCCACCAACAACCTCCCCGGCAAAGCGCGTGCCAGGTGCTCCAGGGTCATAGTTCTCTGCTACGCCGGCCCCGGCACTTGCACCAAGGGCACCCATGACCTCGCTGGTTTTGAATGTCTTGGGATTGCGAATAGCTGCATCGCGAATTTCCGTGACAAACCTTCCGACACGGCTGCCGGTCATCGTGGGCAAGTAAGGAACGGCTGCCGCAAAAGGCAAACTGCCCCCAAACGTCTTACCCGCTTCTCGATAGACCTTTTTGGTGGGGTCAGTTGGCTCCGGGAAAAACCCTTTATAGGCATCCTCAGCGCTCTGCCCCGCATAAAAGCCACCGATACCGCCAGTTACCATGCCACCGATCGCCCCAAGTGGGCCAAATGGCATGCCTAGCTTCAGTCCGGCCACGGCCCCAGTTACAGCCGGAGTGGCAGTGATAAGGCCCTGCCCCGCGCCCTGAGCATATTCGCCCACGCGCTCAGAAAAACTGGGTCCGGCTGACTCAAGCCACTTTGGAAGCTGGTCAGTAGACGGGCTAAATGTCTCTGTAAACCTTTGCCCCAAGGTGGAGTCAGCAGGCTCAAGCCATTGTGGAAGCTGGTTTTTTTCCGACATAAAACTTCCTTAGCGTTGCGGAATCTTGCCAAGTGTGGTTCCATTGAACAACACGAATGTACCAGGGGGGTAGAGCAGGGACTCTTCGTAGGTCGTCACAACAGGGGGAAGGTCCAACAGCTTGTAGTGCTGGCGGTACTCCGAAGCCTTTTTACGCGCCAACGCCTTGTCCTCAGGCTTTAATCCCGAACCTTCTCGGCCCTGGCTCTCCAGCTCTTGAATCATGTCTCTAAGAGTGCCGCCCAATGCAATGAGCTTGTTGCCGTAAGCATCGCCGCCCCTTGCCGCGCTAGGGATGATCCCAATCACTGGGGCCAATCGCTCTTGTTCCCTGACGCTACCCTGGGCGCTCTTAAGCAGCGCTTCAACAACACGCTCAGCCTGTTGTTTGGCTCTTTGGCGCGCTATGGCAACGTCGGAAAATGGAGCACCCGCTCCTGGGATTTGAGAGATCACATCTTTCGCGGTATTGATTGGCCCGGAAATAAGGTCTCTGTTTTGCCAAAGAGAAAACGTAGGAGCGTTTTCTTGCGGTCTTGCAGGACGTGTTGTGATAGGCTGGCTGCTCACGCTGTCTTCGCCGTAAGGCGCACCGGGATCACTCTGGTCGACAGAAACGTCGCGGCCGGGCTGATCAACAGGCGCGCCCTGCCCTGTCGGAGCGGTCTGCCTTGTCGGAGCGCCTGAACCCATTACGCGAGGCAGTGACTTGCGCACTTCTCTGTACCCCAATATCGTTTTTTCCACGGGGTCAATAATTGGCACTGGAACAGCGCGGGTGTAGTGATCCTCTGCTAAAGACAGGATTCTTTCCTCTTCTGGAGTAATGGTGCCGTTCTCGCGCTTTGGACCCAGTGTCGCAAACGTATCCAGCATGCGGCCTTCCAGGCTGTTGCCGAACATGCCTGTGCCTGCACCCGCTTTCTTGGCTCCTATTTTCTTGGCCTCGATTCTTGCTTGGGAACGCAGCACCTCGTTGAGCAAATTTCCCTTGCGCTTTTGCAACTCGCTGTTCTGGGCATTGATCTTGTCAATGTCCTTCTCGCCTTGCTGCAGTGCCAAGGTTTTGATCTGACGGTCGATCTGGGTGATCTGGTCAAGCTGTCGGCCCATAGCGGCGGGCAATGTTCGTGTGGCCCCTGCCAAACGGGACATAAAGCTGCCGGTCAATGGACGGCCTGCCTCGTCTGTGTTTGCAGCGAAGCCAAAGGCCCGTTGTCCAAGGTCAAACAGCATCTGTGCCTGCATGGCATTCCTGTCCGGACCCAACAGTCGGTTGAGCGTAGGCAGGCGAGACGCAACTGCTTCGTCCAGGGTTGGGGCTCTTCTTGGCTGCTCGTTAAACAAGCCCATGGCTTGCTGGCGTGCAGCATCCACCATCTCCTGCGGGAACATCATGGACTCTTCAGAAGGCGCTTGTTGAGCGACGGGGGTCACGCCTTCTTCATCTGACCCGTCGCTAAAATTTTGGACGAGCCCACCTTTGGCCATTGCAACTGGCGGCTGGTCAGAGGCAGGTGCTCCGCCGCCCATGCCTGCCATCAGCTCGGCGATACCGCCTTGCTGGGGAGGTGGAGGCATGCCAGCATCAGGAGGCAGCGGGGGCATTCCAGGAGGCGGCATGCCCATGTCAGCAGGCACTGGAGGCATACCGGGTGGGGGCATGCCAGGAGCACCGCCTATCATCGGGGCCTGTGGTCCTTGAGCCATGGCCTGTGACTGAGGCAACGCGGCGATACCGCCCTGCTGCGCCAAAACAGGCTGCAGCATCGCGAGCACGGTCTCAGGCGTTTCAATGGCAGCCTGATAACCAACAAGATCGGCCAACTCGTCACGGCGCGCGTCAATTGAACGCATGTCGCCACGCAGGTTGTTCATCAAGATTTCTGGTGTGTTGGGACGACGCTCCAACATTGCCTCGGGGCTGTCGCCCTCATCATCGCCCTCGTTTTCGTCGTCATCATCCTCGGACATGGAGTCCATAAAGCCCTGCATGATGCCGACGTTTTCGACGTCGTCGTCTTCTTTCTTCATCATTCTCTTGTTCATATCGACCTCTTAGAAAAGTTTCAGGCCTGCTCTTTGAGCGCCAGCGGCAGTGGAAATTGCCCCCAGGCCAATGCCCAGGGCTTGCTGGAATGGGCTGGCGGTAGGCGTGCTCACGACACTCGTTTGCATCTGCGAGGACGGCGCGCCCCTGTAAATGTCCGACAAGAAACCTGCTTGTTGGTAAGGCGCGTAGATTTGTTGCATCTGCGTGGCCCGAGTGGCGTCGAGCGCTTGCTGGTTGAGCGCCTGGCGAGCCTGACCTGTGTTGAACAAGAAGTTGATGTCGCCTTGCTGCATGCCTTGCGCGGTCTGGCCAAGAGCTGCCTGCTGCACACCCAACTGACCAAGCTGACCGGCCATCGCGCCAAGGCCCTGGGCCTGCTGTTGGCCAATGCCAAACTGCTGGCCAGCCAAGCTGCCGATACCTTGGCCCAGCTGCTGGAACTGCTGCCCCTGTTGGCCAAAGATGCCAGCGGCCGTCTGGGCTGCCTGGTTGCGCGCCTGGGCCTGCTGCATCAGCAAGTTGGAAATGTTTTGGTTGATGGCTGCCTCCTGGCCTGCCAGTGCACCGCCCTGAGAAGCCAGATTGCCATACTGTTGGCCAGCCTGCAAGAACTGACCGGCAGCGCCCTGACCCAACTGAGCCTGCTGCACGCCGAGATTGCCCAACTGGCTGCCAGCCTGCACACCCAACTGAGCCTGCTGCGCGCCCAACTGGCCGATGCCTTGGCCAGCTTGCATCTGACGCTGCTGTTGCTGCTCAAACGCGTTCATGGCCTGCGCCTGTGACTGGCCATAGCCCTGCGACAAGAGATTGGCGATCGTGGATGCGCGCTGGTCCATCAGGTTGCGCTCCATCTCAGCACGCTGCACGCCTTCTCGCTCACCACCAAACGCGCCCGATCGAACGGCTTGAGCCGCCAAGCCCTGCCCAGCAATCGCACCTTGGCGATTGATCTGGCGTATGGTCTCGTCAATGACCTGCTGGCGGTAAGGGTCCATGAACGCTTGAGCGGAACGTGGATCGTAGCCCTGAGCTGCACCGCCGAGTGCGCCAATGCCCATGCCCAACGTTTGCTGGCCTTGCAGCAGGCCCATGCCGATGGTGGATGTAGCAGGGTTGAGGTTTGCTTGGCTGGAGCCCGCAGCAAGGTTCTGGGCCGTGGACAACGCGCCAAGGCCCGATTGCAAATCCTGGCGAGCAGCGCCAAACTGCCCAGTGGTGTCGGACATCGCAGCACGCCTTGCAGCGCTGTCCAAGTAGCTCAAGCCTTCACCGATTTGGCCGATGCCTGCAGTGGTGTTGGCAGCGGCCTGGCCAGCTTGGCGCATCGCGGCCTGTGCGTCAAAGAACTGGTTGCGGGTGTCTGCGCCACGCAGCACATCTGCTGCTTCGCCCGTAGTGTTGTAAGCAGACTGCAAGGCAGTATTGGCGCTCTCCAAGTAGGGGTTAAACGCCCCGATGCCCTGGCGAGCAGCCGCATCCAATGCAGCTTGCTGAGCCGGCGTAAAGGCTGCTACGTTGAAGGCAGGCAGTTGAGAAGCAAGGCTGGGGCGATTAGGAGAAGCGCGTCCTTCTGCTGCACCAAACTCACGGAAATGCTTTGCAGCAAACTGCTCAGCTGACAAACCGCCTGGGTTTGCCTTGAATGCGGCAGCGACATCTGGGTTTTGCTGGAAATACCGAGCAGCACCTTCTCTGTCTGGACCACCAAAAGCCAAGTTCTCCGCCTGCTCCATCAGGCGGAGTTTTGCCTTCTCAATCTCCGGGCTTTCTTGGACTATCTGTGTTTGTGTTGTCGTTGCCATTTATTTCCCCTTTACAGGACCGCCTTCAAGCATCTTCATGAGTTTATACATGCGCGCTGCGCCTTTGCGGCGACTTCCTGCGCCAGCGTTGCGCACTGCCTTGGCGGTGAATACAAACTCGCCATCCGACAGCATGGCTGGGATGTCGTCCGAGGTCCCAGTGCCGGGGCCGCTAATCGGCCCAGTTTTGCGAGGGAAGTTCGTAGGCACGGGCGCACCGCCCTTGGCAAAGTTTTGTATTGGCATCTGCCCGTAAACCATGGGCACGCCATACATGCCTGCAACGTTGTAAGGCTGCGCTACGCCTGATGGGGTACGTGTGATGCCGGTGGGCACAACTGGTGCAGCGGTCATAAACGGCATCGCTGCAGAGTAATCTGTCGCCACGATCGGATTAAAGTTGGGATCGAGCGTAGGAGACTCCAGGCCAAAACCTCCTCCTCTAATGAGCTGGTCGCGCTCTTTAGCCCGTTGCACAGACTCGTTGTATCGGTCGGTCTCAGCCTTCGAAATAGGGTTGGTGTTGTCCTTGGCCTTGAAGCCGCCCAGCGCACCTGCCCCGAGGAGGCCCAGGCCGATCTTTGGAATCAGGCCCATGCCTGCGGCCGCTGCAGGGGCTGCGGCAGTAGCAGCTGCCGTGCCGCCCGCTCCTACAGCACTCACTGTGCTGGGGGTCAACGCGGCAGTAGGAGCGGCAGCGGTAGCAGGACCAAACATCCGACTGAAGAAGCCTTGGGACTCGGTGCCCGCAGGTGCTGCGCCAGGAATGTTTGGAGAGCCAAACGACATCCGCTGATCCGGGATGGTCGAAAGCATACTTCTGGCTGTGCCGTCGCTTTGCATGCCCGAGAACGGACTCTCTGGTTGCATGCCTATCTGAGATTGGGGCTGAGCAGATGCACTCGGGGTTCCGGCTCGCGAGTTTTCAAGGCCCTGCAGCGCAGCAGCGGACAAGCCTGACATCAGGCCAGACTTCAGAGCATCCTGAGTGCTCATGCCACCAAGTTTGCCGATACCGGCTCCCAAGATACCCGTGGCCAAGCCTGTGTTTAACGCACTGCCTGCAGCACCTGGCAGGAAGCGGCTGAGCGTGCCCATGGGGCTGAATCCGCCGATAGTGCCGCCGCCGCCAAAGTAGCCAGTGGCACCTGCCATCAGGGCCTCTTTAAGGTTACCGCCACCAGCCAGAGTCACGCCACCAGACACCAAAGCGGCGGTTCCCGCTTTGCCCAGCGTCATACCGACAGCCGTTGGTCCGAGGACAGCGGCCAAACCCACTGTGGCCAAGACACGGCCAACAGGGTTCTGGAGCACCTTCTTGAGGGCGCTGCCGATCTTCTTGAAAGCCTTCTTGAGAAAGAACTCAGGCAGGCCTGTAACAGGGTTGATCGTGCCCGAGCCGCCACGGCTCTTGAGCAACCGGGCTTCATCTGGGGTAATGTGAGCCAGCATGGTGTCGCCATTGCGACCCTGAGCGGCCAGGTAAGACGCCACGTCGGCCAAACCGCCTCGGGCCATGGCCAACGGTTGAGTTCCGTCGAGGCCCTGCATGGCATCTACCCCCTGCACAGGAGGCACGTCCGTCATGGGGGCCTGTGCCCCTTCAAACTGCATCAGCTGCATTTCATGCAGGAGGGAGATCAGTGCGCCCAGGAACTCTGGGTCGTACTCTTCCGGCATGTCTTCGGGGTCGATGACGTCGGTATTGATGAGGTTTTGACGCAGCTGGTTGTACTCAGCGGGGTTCTGAGACATGTAGACCAGGGTCTCAAGCAAGGAACTGATCTCGTTCGGTGACAGTTCCACGTCAGCCAGGCTCTCGCGCATGGCCTGCTTGAGGGCAGCGTACTCCTCGGGGCTGCGCTCCTGGAGCACTGTTTGGGCTGCGTCGTAAGAGTCAGCGCTTGAAACAATGGGACGGTCGTCCGCAGGCGCTTCGCTCTGCATGGGCATGCCGTCTTGGGGCAGCGCCATGATTCCTTCATTTACCATGATAGTCCTTTCCAGTTTTTGCCAGTAGCCTCACGTGGGGCTGCGCGCCGGGAAAGGACGCGTGAATGGCTGAAATTATCCAACAAAAAGTCAAGTTTTGTCCACTCTTCATGACCGGTCTATCTCTAGAAAGGACAAGTGAAAGTCAACTGTAGACACGCTAGAGGTCACTTTTAAGATGTCGCCGGTTTCCAAAATGCAGGGAACGCCGCTAAAAGCGTCCATGGTTTGGCTCGTGGGCAGCGAATAACCCTTCAGCAGTGCGAAGGCCGTGGCCCCGCCGCTGGGGAACACGTTGATGGCCAATGTGGCCACGGACGCATTGCGATTGGTCACGCGCAGGGACGAGACAACGGCCGTATTGGCGGCGGGAACCGTGTAAAGGGTTGTCTCCGTGGCCGCTGCCGGGGTCAAATTCTTGCGTAAGTACTTGTTTGCCATGGTCAGCCCGCTGAAACAAAGTTGATCGTCAGAATTACTGAGGGAATCGCGGGCCGCGTGGGGCTCACGTTAGCAGCGTAATGCTCCAAATACACGTCAATGTTCCCCGACCACCATGCGATCTGAAGGTAATTCACAGAAGGGTCGGTGACGGTAAAGATACCTGTAATGGCAGGCACTATGTGGGAGTAAACGCTTTCGCTTTTACGTGCAGGTATATCAAACCTGGTGTTGCTCGAGGGGTAGTTAACGCCTGTGTCCTTGGCCCAAACCTCAAACTCCGCCCCGGCGTTGCTGCGGTTTGACACCTGCAGCGTAAACGTCACCAGATACTGGCCCGAGCAGGGGACGTAAATCTTACTGTTGTCCACCACACGAATGCCGTTGGACAGCGCCACGGTGTCAAAGGTCAGAATGTTTTCACTGGTGATGCCCGCGCTGGCCTGATCCACGTTGGACAGCAGCATGGCGTGAGGCTGCAGAATGCCGTTGGACAACTGAAAGCCCCGAAGGCCTCCGGCAAAGCCGCCGCCAGCTCCGCCGCCCATGCCCATCCAAGTGGCCGCAGCCGCAGTGTCCTGGCTCGTGACAGGGGTGTAGGTGTTGTTGAGCTGAAGGATGATCTGCTCAAGCGAACGCACCAACTGGTTGAACTGAGCCGGGTCGTAGCCCCCAGTTGACGCGTTGGGCAGACGAACGTTGGTGATCTTGCTCATCGGATGCCGTCCGGCTGGATGTCGACACGCATCGTGCCAAAGCGCCAGTTGGTATCCAAATCGCTGCTCTCAATGCGCAGTTGAATTTGGCGTCCCCGCGCACGCGTGTCCACTTTGTCAGTGGTGGGCGTGATGATGTACGGGTCCAATGAGCTTGGCGTGGCGCTGGTCTGTGGATACAGACGCAGCAGCAAGCGTACCGTGATGTTGCCCACTTGGTTCTTGAAGTCAGGGATAAACCGCTTCATGAACAGCACTTGTTCGCCGTCACCGATGTCAAAATACCCAGAGTAAATGTGGGCGTCGATCGGCAGGCCGTCGTCGTTTACGCCCGTCTCCTGGTTGTACAGGATGGCCCTGCCAGGGGTAAGCCCAATGATCGGGGTAAGACTTGCCTGTGTTGCCTCAGGATCGTACTTGGCGGCCAGAGGACGGGGGAACGCCCCGGTGTCCCGCCACGCAGTTCGGGCCAGTGTGCCAATAGACCAGACGTTTTCCAGGTAGTTGTACGTCACCGATCGATTGACATACAAGCTGTCAGCAGTGGGGTAGTACCACGTCACCTCATTGAACTGGGTGTTGATGCCCACGTTGACCGAGAACCCTTGGTTAAGGTTGATGTTGTCGTAGACGTAGTCTTGGACAGAGGACGGGATTTTCTTGACCGTACCGTCGAACACAAAGAAGGCGTCCTTGCTCATCCAGTACGCCACGCCGTTGACGTCAGCGCAGGCGTGGGGGCCGATGATGCCGCAGTTGGCTCCCAGCTGCTGGAAGCCAAAAGTGTAGGGTGGGCCAATGTACTGCTGGCCGTGCAAGGCCGTGTCTGTCCAAATCAAAATCTGACCGCGCGATCGCAAGGCCGAGACGATTTCGTTGCCGTCCGTGAGCCGTTGTCCGCCGGCCGTGTTGGTCGCTGTGGCAACAAACTCCCCGATGTTCTCTTGGCTTGAATAGCGCACAAACATCGGGTCCTGGCTGGTTGGATCACCGAGCACGGACTCTGTGCCAAAGCAAACCAAGTGCCGGTCAGGCGTGGAGATCACGGCAAACGTGCTTCTTGTTGGCGCGCCTGCAATGACCGTGGCCCGTGTTGTAAGGCCTGAGGCAGGGGACCACTGGAATATCTGCCCGTTCACAAGCTGCATGACCAGGTCTTCGCCGTAGTTGTCAAACTGCCAGACGCGAGAGCCGAGGGCAAGGCCCAAGACTGTAGGCGGACGAGGCGTGTTCCAAGCAAAGGCGTTCCACGAGCCAGTGTTCCAGCCGTAATCAAAGAAACTCACGTCGCTGCCAACGTTGATTTGGTACACGGCGTTTGCCGTGCCTGCAGTAGTGGCGGTGGACGTAGCAGCGGCGGGGGACAGGATTGTGTACTGGCTGCCGCTCAAGATTTGCTGAATCTCAAACTCGTTTGTCAGGTTCGCATTAGAGATGCCGCCAGGGTTGCCTGTGACGGTGTTGAATGTCACAAAGTCTCCGACCACCGCGCCGTGAGCGGCGTCGTTGACAACGACCGTGGTTGAGCCGTTGGTTGTATTAAACGTGACCGTGTCAGTAGCTCGGATGGGAGTAATGTCCGCCCAGTCCCCACCGTAATAGACATAGACCTTTCGGTTGGTGCCGAGAACCATGTAAGGGGTCCCGTCCAGTGCGTTCCAGGTAAAGACCTCGGAAACAGTCCCTACAAAATAAATCTGTGGGCTGTTAAACGACTCCCAGCCGCCGATCTTCTCGGGCAGGCCGTAACGGAACCGCACAAAGTCAGCGTCTACCCAGCCGCCTTCTGCACCGTATTCGGTGTTCTGCTTGTCAACGCCTGGTTTGAGGAAGAGTCGCAAGAGGGCCATTTTTACCCCTTTGCAGCGCGCATATTGTCAACTAAGTTGGGGTATGGACGACCTGCTTTTTTGGCTGCAGCTTTTGCAGAAGCCTTCTTGGCGGGTGTCAGAGCCTTGGGCTTTCCAAGGCTCTTAGGGCGTTTCTTGTCCCAAACTGGCGTGGTTTTCATAAAAGGCTCCAGTTAACAAAATTTGGTGGTATGCGGCATTTTCGCACTTAACTCAGGAAAAGGGCAATCTCAGCCTCGCGGCGCTTGACCAGACCCGGCAAGACCTTACCGCCACCTTTCGTCCAGACCCGGAACGCCTCGGCTGCACCCTGCCAATCCCCCCGGTTGGCCCGCATCCTGATGGTGCTGCGCTGGAGGTTGCCTAACCCAAAATTGAAGGATATAGAGACCAGAGCGTCAAAGCTGCCTTGACGCCCAACCACGCCGGGAACAAGACGAAGAACACCCCGTTCAAAAGTTCCGACATCAGCGCGGAATAGTTCGTCGATCTCCGTTTTCGTCCAAACACGGTTGTCCTCCGGTTTCAGTGGGTACTCTTTGCGGATCATGGGAATGTCAGCCTGCGTCTTGCCTTCTGGTCGAACCATCGGGAGCCTGATCTGCTCTTGGTACAGGACGTGGCCGTAGCCAATCGTCCAGATGTGGGCTGGGCAAAGGTAGGGCCGAGAGCGAAAGCCCTCGTACTTGTGCATCAAGTCTTCCCCGGCTTTGGACAGCTTCACTTCTTGCTCCAAGTCCTGCTTCCGAACCAGAACCCAAGGATGCCGCCCAGCATGGCCATCTCATCGCTGGAAAAAATCAGGTCAGAGTAGCGGATTACGTCGTCAATGTTCTGAATCAGGCCCGGCTGCTGGTACAGATACCAAGCCATGAAAGCGTTGATCGCCACCAACTCCAACACGAAGATGTAAGTGACCGTGGGGCGCACAGTGCCCACGTAGCTGGACACCCAAGAGCCAGCCTTCTCCAGCACCTTGGCGTCATGAGCCAGCGCAGCCTCGGTCATCCGGGCGTCAGTTTCCATTGCCACCTGCTCGGTGCGAATCTCCTCCACACGGGCTTGGGCCGCGAAGCCAGCAGCGGCCAGTTGGAGTTCACGTTCGGTCTGCACACGGGCCAGAGCCAGCTCGTGCTTTTGGTCGGCCTTGTTCTGGAAGTATTCCAGCAGCTTTGGCAAGCCGGAGATCAGCAGCCCCCCGAGGGTAGAAATGAGTGAAAGCATCAGTTGCCCCTTTTGGTTAGCATAGCGCTGGCAATCTCCAGCATGAATTTGACTTGCTGGACGTCTTGCGGAGGCTCTGTCCAGCCCACCGTAATCTGTCCAACAAACCGGTGGTTGTCTGGCGGAACGCTTACCCGGCAGGTGTACGCCACGCCCTTTTCCAAGTACCACAGTCCTACCTCGGATTGGGCATAGCGGTATTCCCCGCAAGGAATTTCGTTGGTCATCAACCGCACCACGTCCGAGTTGTTGGCCGAGTTCTGACTGAAGAGGCCTACGTCGATGTCTTCAATGCTCTTGTCCCGGCCGTCCTTCGTGTAGGCCCGGTAAACCGTCCTGCTGTTAAACAGCGGGTTGACCCTGAACACCGCTACCACCGTTGCCCCTGTCTTCTTCATCAACATGGAGCCCACATCATCGGCCCTTGAGGCGTTGATCTCTGGCAGCTTCTTGGACTCTTTGTAGGCGTCTAGCATGAAGGTTTGGTTCTGCCATAGGAAGTAGCCCGCAAATGCAATCACGCCCATCAAAATGATGGCGAACAGTTTAAATGGCGAGTCCACATACCCGAGCACCTTGTCTAGGGTTGTATTGGCGTTTAACTTTTCGTCGCTCATCGGATGTACTTGAAGTAGATTACAAGACCGTAAATCAACAGGGCAGCCAAGACAAGAGAGGCCATGCCAATGGCAATGTACTCAATTAGCTGTGCTATCTGTGCTGCTCTACGGGCCTTCTCGCGTTTGAGTGCTTCAGCGTCCTCTCTGCGTTTACGGGCAGCTTGGGCCTGAAACTTCTGCCAGTCGCCCCACATCCCCGGACGGCCTGCGTAGACCATGCGCTCACGCAGCTCTTCTTCTTGCTGCCTAAGCCGCTCCAAGGCCATGAATTCCTCAAGATCAGAGCCGCCGCCTTTTTTGGTGACAGACTCCTGAATCTTGGCCTTGTTGTCGAAGTAGTCAAAGACCCGTGAACCGAGCTGGTGCAGCTCCTTGCCGTTTGCCAGAGCACCTTTTATTACTGCAAAGGCCGCATTGGCGGCGGCAATTTCTGCCAGCATACTTCACCTCAAAACAAGAAAAACGGCCCGAACCGTCCAGATTGTCAACGCCACCAGACTGGCCGCTGCAACGAAGGCAACGCACCAGTCTTTCATGACTACAGGTTCCCGCCAGTTATTGCCAATGTAGGAACAGCACTGGCAAGGGTTGTAGTTACCAGGGTCTGGGAGGCTGCAACGTTAGGGTCGGTATTTGAGTCAGTGAGAAATGCATTGGAGGCACCGCTAAAAAACGTGGTAGTAGAGTACGTGTAGGTTTTCCCCTCAATCACCACGGAATTACCGCTACCTGCCCCGCTTCCGGGCATTTTTAGAACCATGCTCTTTTTGGGAGCCCCAGTTACTGTTTCAGTGAAGTTGACATGTATATTGTCAAGAGAGTCCACTGTAATACTGGGTACTTGGATTGTTACAGTAGGGGCTGAAAGGCTTCTCTGCCATGCCAGTGCTCCAGTGGTTGCAACAAACTTAGAGAGCTGAAGAGCGCCTGACAGGGTCCCGCAAACATAGACATGTGTGCCATCTGAGCTCATGCACATGTCAGATGGAATGAGGCCCGTAGCATAAAAAGACCGTGTGTACACAAAAGACCCAGAAACTACCCTTCTTAGTATCTGCTCATCTGTATCAGGCGCGTACATCAGTAAATAAGTAATTGAGGCTGTTTCCCCGTTAATAGTTGCTATATTAAACAGCCAGCTTGACCCGTTAGCGGCCCGGCTGTTTGTGGCACCCACAGTTTCTCCCGTAGACTGTAGGCCAACAAAAAGCTCCGCTTGAAACTGAACTGAAAAACCTTTGTACCGAGCAGCCAGAACAAAGTTTGCATCATAGAAAGCCACTCCGAAAGCGCTCTCGTTGATGCTGCTTGTGTCGGTTCTTCCAATGGTTCTCTGATAGGTAACAGCGCCAGAAGAGTCAAATTTAACAACGTAAATATCGTCTCGATCTGACGCAACAAATCGTCCAACCCCCACGCAATAAGGGTTGTCTGATGCATCTATTCCAACGGCGTAAAACTCACTGTTGTTGTTTATTCGACGTTGCCATTGAATAGCGCCACTGCTGTTAAATTTTGCGACAAAGGCATTGCGGGTTGAACTGGGAGAGACATTGGCTGATCCCACCACAACTGCACTGCCAGTAGAGTCGAGTCTGATCCTTGAGGTAACAAAAGTGTCAGGCGGATTTGTGAGCGATGTTTGCCAGGTGATTGCCGACAGCCCGGGGTCAAGCCTTAGCACTGTAAGCTGGCTTTCGTCCAGGGCCGAGCGGGACTGAAGCGCTAAGTTTATTTGGTCGTTTCTCAGGGCGATTGAGGAGTTGGTCAGGTCGCTTCCGTTGGAGTTGCTGATAGCGGCTAAAAACCCCACGGGAGCGGGCCCACCAAGGCTGGCAATAAGAATATTAAGTGTCCCGCTCATGCCAGATTCCCTGATACGACCGCGCGCGTGGCGGTAATGAAGAGGACGGTGGCCACGCCGCGAGTAGTGACGCTAAAGCTGCTGATGTCAGCGTCTGTTCCGGCTTTGTAGACATCGGTCACAGCAGAACAAGTGCAGGAAATGGCTGCAGAGGTGTTGTTGAAAATACTGATGACATCTCCCGCAGCAAACACAGCTGCTGGAACCACAACACTGCCCCCTGTTCCCAGCTCAACAAACTTGCCGACGTCCGCCGCCACCAGCGTGTAGCTTGACGTCTTGGCCCCTGATGGAGGGACGTTGCGGTAACCCACCTTGTTGGTGCCGTCTGCCGTACAGCTGTTCAGGTTGCCGCTAGTAGGCGTGCCCAGGGCAGGTGTGACAAGAGTAGGACTGGTTGCGAAGACTGCCGCGCCAGTACCCGTTTCGTCGGTCAAGGCTGCGGCCAAGTTGGCGGATGTGAACGAGCCCAAGGAAGTAGCGTTGCCCGTCGAAGTGACCGCGCCTGTCAGGTTGGCGTTTGTCGTCACATTGCCCGCTGTCAGGCCAGAGGCCGTGCCGGTGATGTTCGTGCCGACAAGGGTGGAAGGCGTTCCCAAGTTGGGTGTAACCAGGGTTGGGCTGTTGGCAAAAACGTTTGCCCCAGTGCCGGTCTCATCTGTCAAGGCTCCGGCCAGGTCGGCGGAACTAAAGGACCCAAGGGAGGTGACAGTGCCCACCGAAGTCACCGCTCCAGTGAGGTTCGAAGCGGCGGGAAGTGCTTGGAACGTGGGCAACGCGCCTGCACCATTGCTGGTCAGAACGTGGGTCGCGGTCCCTGGTCCGGCAGAAGCCTGGAAAGCTCCGGTGCTCGTGGTCCCTGCAAAAACAACCCCGTATGCCGTTGCAGATGTAAGGCCTGTGCCACCCTGCGCAACAGAAACGGTTGCCGCTTGCTTGATCAGTTTGCCCGTGGTGCCGTTGAATGCGACCAAAGCGCTGTCAGTGGCGGAGGCAGGCCCTACAACGTCCCCGGTAACGGAGGAGCTGACGGTTTGGTTTGGCCATGTGCCACTGACCGTAATGCCCGTGCCCTGGACCAAGGAAGGGTTGGTGACGCCCGTGCCGCCGCTTGTGACAGGCAGCGCCGCACCAAGGGTCAGTGAGCTGAAATGCGTGACCGCATCTATCACGTTCACCCCGTTCACGTACAGGTGCATCTCTGCACCATTGGGCACGGTGATCCCAGTGCCTGCGGCCGTTTTTACAACAATGCTCTGGCCCCCAGACGTGTTGTTGTGGACCAGGTATTGCTTTTCGATCGTCGGAACCACCATGTCACGTGTCGCGGTCAAGCTGCCTGTGGACGTGACATTTAGGACCAAGGCTCGCGGGACCTGCAGAGCAGGGCCAAGCAGGTCTGTGAGTGTCAGGGTCAACGTAGCGTCCGTCGTGAACACCGGATTGCTTAGGCCCGTAATGGCCTGCTCAAT